GGTGAGGTCCTCGCTACGAAGTGGAAGGACACAGACTTTGGCCCCGTCTACAAGATGTTGTTGCAGGACGATCGTGGCTTCAAGTTGTGGGGTAGCGTGCCCAAAAATATCGACCCCGGTCGTGGTGATCGTGTAGCCTTTGTGGCGACAGTTGAGCCGAGTCGTGATGACTCGCGCTTTGGTTTCTTTAAGCGCCCGGCGAAGGCCGTGGTGCTCGATGACGAGGAGGTACTGGCATGATCCCAAGAGTCTCGCCTTATGGCCTTGTATTCTGTGCGTTTTTGGTTCTGATTGGTCTCGTCGGAGACTTAGATTACCAAGATGAAATCCGAGAGCGTGACCATTACTGTGGTATGGTTGAGGCTGGCAAGTGGCCAGATTACAGGGAGATTTACGATGAAGAATGTCTCCAACGGTAGGAAAAGATTATGGAAGCGTTTGAATTTGAGTTGGCGATTGATGATCTTGTCTTGGCATATAAAGCGGCTATGGCTACAGCACGTCGTTTTCAAGAGGATGTGGCGATCATGCCGGACTTGGCGGTCATCCGTCTCAGCGAGGCTGACGAGCCCCCGTTAGAGGTTATTTGCTACGTTGATGGTTCGATTGCTCCTGCTGTTTCCTCCTCGCAAATTCATTGAGCGTCTCACCCTCTCCGAATTTTTTCTCCCACCATCTCGCCCACGTCATACGGCCTCTCGGCGTCATCTGACGCTGCTTCCTCCAAGCCTGTCGCGCTGCATAATATTTGATGTCCTCAGCCCACTGATCCTCCCGGGCTCTTTCCTCGTCAGACATCAATGCACGTAACTTACTCAATACAGTTCATCCACTTGGAACTCGATCGGATCGACAGATCCGTAAGGCAGCCACTCGTCCTTTTCCATGCAGGCTAAGCCACGCGCAAGCGCTTGCTCGTTGCGTGCCTCTCCAAAGGCAATCGCCTCCTCGCTCAGCGTGTAGACGCCATAGGGATAGGGGTACTGCTTCTCGATAGCCAAGAAGTAAAACTTGTCTGCACGCAAGCCAACGCCATGTGCAGCTGTCAAGTAGTAGGCTGCCTGTTGGTAGTAACGAAAGCTGTTGATTGCGGACTTAAAGCCCCGGGGTGATGCGTCACGACAAGTTTTGAGGTCCCAGACGTCTGTCCCTGTGTACCAGTCCATGCGCCCCTTACAGGGCTGCCCATGCCATTCAAAGCAGACCGTCAGCTCCACCTTGTGGTCGTCGGTGGGTATGTACTCCTTGAGCACCTCCCGGCGCTCCATACACACGTCATATAGGTCCTGCTTGATGGGGGTGCGATCGCCCACGCCTTGCAGCCAGTCAGCATATTCTTCCTTCCCGGCTTTGGTGCGGCGATCCACCTGTGGCTCAATGGCAAACTCATCGTCAAACTTGTGCAGCTCGCCGAACACTGTGTGCTGCACGCGCCCCTCAAGAAGCGCAGGCGACTCAGAGATATCGCGCTTGTTCTTCCATTGGTAGGGGCACTTAATGAGCGTGGTCAGATCGTGAGATCGCCACGCAGGTATAGAGGCATATTCCTCGTAGGTAAGGTCCTCATAAATACCGGGCTTAAAGTCCATGATCGTCCTCAATCAATTCGCAGATCAATCGGTTGGTGTACCAGCGCAACTTCCGCAGGTCCTCGACTGGCTTGCCTTTTGCGTCCCAACGCCACGCATACTTGATCAGATTGCCGTGAATGTAGGCACGCATCCCCTCGGCGCCTAGCGCCTCCTTGATGGCATCGATGCACTCGATTTTGCCATTTTTGTTGTAATGGCTCGGGGCGTTAACTGAGTCCTGCATGGCTCGTGCCCACACCAGCTCCTCGTCGCTCGGCTCGTCAGTGTAAGTTGGGCGCGGCACCTCAGCTCGCACCCAGCCGTCGTCTCTAGAATGGGACTGGGTCGTCGAAGAATCCTTCTTCATCACTCTCCTCCTCTACTGGCTTTGCTTTTCGTGCAGGGGCTGGTGCTACTGCTTGTTCAGCTTTCTCTCCGCGCTTAAGTGCAGCTTGCAGCTCAAAGCAGGGAGGCTGAGGCTCTTTGCCTACCTCGTCGCAACCAGCGATTCGGTAGCGCAAGAACATGGGCAGCTCATCGAAGATGTCGCACATGGCTTTGCTGGAGGCGTCAGACTCACCGCTGAACTCCTTACAATACTCCTCCAAATCGAAAACTTGTTGCTCGTTTACGGTCGGTAGGTTGCGCAGATTCTCGTTCTCGTCGAAGGCGTTGGGTGCAGTGTGTACTGCAACGACTTTAGCGCGACCCGTTGCCGTGTGCTCGACAGATACTTTGCAGCCTTTCCCGCAAAGAATCGACGGATCAAAGCCAGCTTTCTCTGCTTCTGTAAAAGAGCGATTGATCCAAGCGGTCACGTCGCGATACAGTTTTGCCTTCTCGTTGAGCGAAGCAGTGTAGCCAGTCATCACACCCATTGGTCTGCCGTCGCTCATCTTATGCTCTGGCAGTTCCCAAAACAGGTAAATTTGATGACGGTTTTTCTTCTCGCCTTGGTACTCTTCCTCCGCAGTACCTGCATCGACGACGCGGTAGCAGATGGCTTTATGCGTCCCAATTGGCGGCACTTCATATTCGGCTTCACCAGCGCCGACCGAAAGTTTCATTCCCATGATTTTCTCCCTTGATGGTTTGTACAAGTTTGCAATAGTATACACATCTCTGGGAGGGGCTCAATATGGCAATGAAGATAAAAGGCGGTTCAAAAAATTTCACGAGACCTCTCTCCAATGACCTGCACCGTGAGTTTATAGACTGGTTAGGCAGTCTGGGTGTTGAGCCAGATCCAAAGAGGGGTTTAGTTGTTGGAGGTGAGATAGGGAGGGCCTACACCACGGTAGATGGCCGCAGGAAACAAAATGCGTGGTACCAAGTCTGGTTTGATCAGGATAGGCCCTATGGTCACGCAGAGCGTTATGACATTGGCTCATTAGGCACATGGAAGGCCGAGGGTGGTGATATACCTAAGCTCACCAAAGAGCAGAAGCAAGAGATTGAGCGGGTCAAAGAGCAGGCAAAACTAGCGCAAGAAGTAGAGCAAACGAAGGCAGCAAAGCGCGCTCAGACCATGTGGGATGAAGCAGCTGAGTGCAATATCCATCCCTACCTTGAAGCCAAGGGTGTGCCCTCACACGGGCTCAAGCAGTACAAGGGTGCGCTCCTGATCCCGGTGTTCAATATCCATGGGTCAGTGCAAACGCTTCAGTTCATCGACGACGATGGCAAGAAGATCTTCCTGAGAGGCGGCAAAAAGAAGGCTGGCTTCTTCCCGGTTGGCATCGACTTTCTGGCCGAATCCACGACGATCAACTACGCCGAGGGCTACGCAACCGCAGCGAGCTACCACGCGCACCACAAGCAGCCCGTCATCGTGGCCTTCGACGCGGGCAATCTAGCGCCAGTCGCGGAGGCTTTATACGCTGTCTATCCAGACAAGAAGCATGTCTTTATCGCGGACTTCGACGAATCGAAAACGGGCGAGCAAAAAGCCATAGCAGCTGCGCAGGTCATTAAGCAGGCTGGCGGACACGCCGAGGTGCTTATGCCTGAGCAGGTAGGTGACTACAACGATCACGCGCAAGCGTTAGAAGGTGAGCTCATACCGAGCATGAGAGAGATCGCCATCCCGCAGTCATACGACTTTGAGCGCAATGAACGTGGCCGCATGATGCACACAAAGGCCAATCATCAAGGGGTGCTCATCGTCAACAACATCGACGTCAGCTACGACGTGATTAAGAAGCGGATGAATATCGACATTCCTGACATGACCTTAATCGCGGACCTCGAAGAGGACGCCGCTATCACGGAGATCGAAGATCGGTGCATTCAAATGAATGTGCCACACGACCGCGTTAGATTTAATCTCAAGCTACTGGCCAGAGAGAGCAACCCCGTCGCCGAGTGGATCACGTCCAAAGCATGGGATGGAACATCGCGGCTTCAAGACCTACTCGACACGGTAGACGCAGAAGACAATGCACTCAAAGAGACGCTAATGACTAAGTGGCTCACGTCCTGTGTGGCAGCTGCCTGTGGTGAGGAGGGTGTATCTAGCGAGGGTATTCTCGTCTTTGTGGGTAAGCAAGCGTTAGGCAAAACGCAATGGATGAAGACGTTGGCGCCCACTAAGGAGTGGCTACTCGAAGGCGCTACACTGAACCCGGGTGACAAAGACTCAGTTAAGCAGTGCGTCAGTCACTGGATCTGTGAGCTCGGAGAGCTTGGCAGCACGTTCAAAAAGGCAGACTTAGACCAACTCAAGGCCTTCATCACCAGAAGCCACGATGAGCTGCGTCTACCTTATGATCGCGGGTTCTCGCGCTATCGTCGGCGCACCATTTTTTACGGGTCGGTGAATGAGAATGAGTTTCTGACCGATCCCACAGGCAACCGAAGGTTCTGGGTTGTGCGCGTCAAGGCCATCAACTGGCGCCACAAGATCGATATGCAGCAGGTGTGGGCTGAGATTAAGGCGCGCTTCTTCGACACGGGTGAGGGCTGGTTCTTAACGTCAGAGGAGCGGTCGCTCTTGCAAGAGTCTAACGAGCTGTCGCGCACACAGTCGGTGGTCGAAGACCTCATCTTGCAGCGGGTCAAGTTCTCATCGCAGATGGTGCGGCCCGTCCAGCTGACAGAGCTGCTGCGTGACCTTGGGGTGCGCTCGCCGAGGGTGGCCGACTTCAAAGAAGCTGCCCGGGTGCTGACAGCGAATGGGTGCGTCCCGAGGAAGAGTAATGGGCGGAAAATATACGACATTGACTACGAGCCTATCATCGAAGATGGGGGGTCTGTTGCCCCTCCGAGCTGGGATAGATAAGGGTACAACGCAGGGTACATCTACCCTGTTTTGGCAAAAATGGGCAATTTATAAACGATGGCCATTTTATAAATACAAATCGACTGACCCCATAAAAAGGGGTGTTTTTGGGTTGGGTAGTACCCTGTACCCTGTTTGGCCATAGGTTAAGTGGTTGATTTATAAGGATTTGATGACAGGGCAGGGTAGGGTATATCTACTCTATAAGAGGCAATTTTTTATTTATAAATAGGTAAGTTATAAACTGTTTTTAGGGTTATATAGGAAAATGCCACCCTACCCTACCCTGTACCCTGTTGGGTTGAGAGAGAGCGTTGAAGAAAGAGCGAGTGAAGGCAGCTTACAAACAGTATCAGCAGGGCAAATCAGCTAAGCAATTGGCGTATGATTTTGCCGTGCACGAGTCCACGATGAGGAAGTGGTTGCGGAACTACGAGCGCTATGGCGTATCGTTGTGGAGTAATGAACCGAAGGAGAAGAGCAGTGAGTGATGAGAAGCGCGGGCCGGGTAGGCCACGGAAGAAAAAGCCAGCGCTTGTAAATGCGCCGACGCAGTTCGAGGCAGATCCCGAGCTTGGGTTGACCGAGATGCAGGCGGCGTTCGTGTGGTATTACACCGAAGGTGCGTGTGGGCAGACGGAGGCAGCGCGAAAGGCAGGGTTCAGCTTTCCCGCTGCGAGCGCCACGAAGATGCTTGACGGGAAGAGTCAGCCGCATGTGACCAGAGCCGTGAGGATGAAACAGGAGGAACTTCGACAGAAGTTTGCAATCACCCCGGAGAAGACTGGCTCAATGCTTTGGAAGATTGCGGAGACGAGCTTCGGCAGCGGGCACTACAACGCGGCAGTGTCAGCCGTTAAAGAGCTGAACCAACTTGCTGGCTTGACCATTCAGCGCAGCCAGAACCTGAACATTAACGCCAATATCGATAAGATGACTAAGGACGACATCAAGGCCCGTTTAAACGAGCTGTTAGGCTCGTCAGGCGATTTTAACGACAAGGACCACTAACAGCCCGGGGGTAGCAGATCGTTGCACTAAACCGCGAAGAGAGGCTCTCTCTTCGCCCCTCCCCGAATTATCGAAAAAACCTCAAAAAACCCGGTTTTTAATCGATTTTTCCGATTAATTGGCCTGCGTGACCCCTCTGTGCGGCTATTTCTGTGAACACAGGGGTCACGATAGGGCTACAACGGCCTGTATTGGCGCCTGTGGGACGTGGCTGGACAACTGGTGGGTCTCTATGGGTCCGATTAAAATGGCTGAAATCGCCTTATATGCCCGACGGGGTACCCCCCCAAATCGCGCGCGCCGCAGCGCCGACAGCTAAAGCTGAGTTTGGCGCATTCAAAACTAAATTTTATTTGATGGATTAAAGGGACCCCATGCCCCCAGTGCGCAAAGGGAGGGGGCGCACTCTGGTTGTGGGGACACAGGGTCGATCGGTTGAAAAAGAAAGGGACTCCTAGGGGTCACAAATTTTTTTCAGTTCAGATATTATCGCGAAATGGTTGATTCACGTAACAAAGGGGCCGCATTTGAGCGGGATATCGTCAAGCGACTCAATGGTTTCTTTGAGGAGCAAGGCATCGACGTCCGCTGCAAGCGCAATCTCGACCAATATCAGGCTAAAAACCTCTGCGACATCACGATTCCCGGGTATGCAATCGAATGCAAAGCCTACAAGGACGGCTGGTGGTTCCAAAAAGCGTGGTGGGAGCAGGTCTGTACTGCTGCCGGGGACGATATTCCCGTCTTGGTTTGGAAATTCAACAACAAACCCATCCGCGTCACGCTACCCATGGGCGCTTTTAACCCGGAATATGCTGATTTGGAGGGAGTTGCTGTAATATCATTCGATGATTGGCTCAATATGTTGACCAAAGACTGGATCGAAGATCAGAGGGCAGCCTAATGTCGTTTCTCCGCACGCTCACGGAACTATTTGAGGCAGGATATCCAAAAGAGGTCGCTGCTCGGATTGCATCGGGTGAGCTACCTATGGATCGTGCTTCTCGGATGGAGAGAGCGCGCCAACAAGGCTACGATCCAGACGATATTCAGTACCATGGCACGTCTGCTGACATTTCTAGCTTTCGAGAAAGCGACGGCGGCGCCTTGGGTTCTGGGGTTTACACGACGGATAATCCTGATCTTGCGTCTTTGTATGCACAAGACTTCACATCTTTAGCAGAAGACCTCCCAAGCGGCGCAAATGTTTTACCTTTGTTGTTGAGAGGCGATCAACTTTCTCTCGATGACTTTGCAAACAAGTTTCCTGACTATCGAATTGAAGATCTGGATGCGGCTCAATACTTAGCGAGAGAAGATGAAGGTATTACGGGTATCAGAGAGGCCAAACGTCTCTATGCGAAGCCCGGAGACGTGGTTAGCACGTTTGACGCCAGAGACATCCGCTCAGTCAATGCCGCCTTCGACCCCCAATACAAGGGCGCAAACATCCTCGGCGGGACAGCGGCAACGGCTGTAGGCGCTGGAGCGCTTATGGCGCCCGAGGAAGCGAGCGCGGCCATCGAAGATGTGGATATCTTTGAGGAAGAGATGCCCATGAATCGCCGCCAACGTGCTCAGGCCCAGCGAGAGAGGCTTTCAGGCGATAGTGAGCCCCTGCTCAGCGGTGCTCAGGCTGCAAACCTTCTTGCTGGCTTCACAGGAGCTGCGGGCATAGCGGATATCTTTGGCGAATACCCCGAGTTCCCTGAAGGCGACGTATCCGTAGAGGAAATGGTGCTTGAGGGGCAGCGAGGGCCGTCTTTGGCCGAGAATTTAGGCGAAGGTAACTATCTTAGCGCCGGGTTACAGACGCTTGGGGTGCTTCCTGTGGTGGGAATTGGTGCCCGGGCAGCTGCAAAAGCCCTCAGATCAGCGGACGGCATTACTTCTCTCCCGATTAACAAGCAGATTGAGGTCATGGAGACCGTTCGCGAAGGCACGAAGCTGGATGCGCCAGTCTTTGCGCCCAAGATTTTCGAGGAAGGTGGCAAGCCCGACGTGCGCCGTATGGAGGCCGCCTTGAAGAGCAATCAGGGTGACTTGTCATCGATCGACGACATGGTCGAACGCGCTCAGAACGTGAATGACGGCTTCCAGTCCAACGTGGCGGAGATCGCCGAGGCTGTTGGCGGTAAGAAGGCTGGCAAGTTTATTACCTTAAAGGATGGCTCTCAGTTCGACGTTGAGGTCAAGTCTCGCAAGAGTATCGCCGACAAGATTGAGCGAAAAGCTCTCACGCCATCCGAATTTACGGACGGTGTGCGTACCACCATTTACGTGGATACAGCGGATCAGGCAGAAGAGGCCGTTCAGCGCCTTGGAGCTCTGTACCCATC